TGAGGCCGAGCCTGTCACTGAGACGGCGTGGGAGACTCTGATCCCCACTCTTCGTGAAGAAGGCGATGGCTGGAATGCGGAGCTTTGGGTTACGTGGAATCCTTTGCGTAAGAATGCCGCCGTCGAGCGACGCTTCCGCTTTGCCAATGACCCACTCATTCGGACCGTTGAGCTTAACTGGCGTGACAACCCTCTTTTCCCCGCAAAGCTGGAGCGTGACCGTCAGCGCGATTTGGCTGAGAACGAGGACCAGTACGAGCATATATGGGAAGGTGGATACGTCCAGGCTGTGACTGGCGCCTACTATGCCAAGGGTCTCAGTAAGGCGAAGGCAGAGAACCGTATCTGCCGCCTTCAGCCCGATCCTTTGATGACCCTCCGGGCCTATTGGGACATTGGGGGAACAGGTGCTAAAGCGGATGCCTGCGCCATTTGGATATGCCAGATTATTGGCAAAGAAGCTCGGGCCATCGATTACTACGAAGCCGTCGGTCAGCCGCTCGCTACTCATGTCCAATGGCTAAGGACTCATGGATATGAGAAGGCTTTATGTATCTTGCCTCACGATGGGGCGAACCATGACAAGGTATTTCAGGTCTCCTACGAATCCTCTCTTCGGGATGCCCAGTTTGAGGTGCGCATTGTCCCCAATATGGGCGCCGGAGCAGCCAATCGAAGGATTGAGGCTGTGCGCCGCATGCTGCCCAATGCCTGGTTTGATGAAGAAAAGACCCAAGCCGGACGCGATGCATTAGGCTGGTATCATGAGAAGAGAGATGAGCATAGGTCTGTCGGCCTCGGGCCAGCACATGACTGGTCAAGTCATGGAGCCGATGCGTATGGTCTATTTGCTGTGGACTATGCAGACCAGCCATCATCTGCTCCTGTTGAACTGACGTTTGTCTCTCAGTTTTCCCATGACCACTTTGGCTCCCAGCGAGCTGACATCTTCGGACCCTGACCATGGCTAGCAAGCAAAAGACCTATCTGCCTAAGTCGGTTAGCAAGACGACGAAGCCAAAGGAGCGTGACGGGTTCACAAAGCTCATGCTTGAGCGGGCTGAGGATGCCTTCAACTTCGACACTGAGCAGCGCCGCCGTTGTGTTGAGGACATGCGCTTCGCTTTCGAGTCCGGCAAGCAATGGGACCCGCACCTGACCTACAAGCGCCGCAACAAGCCCAACTACGAGTTCAACCGGATTCGCCAGTTGATTCGGCGCATCACCGGACAGCAACTCAAGAACAAGCCCAACATCAAGGTCCGCGCGGTTGAGGACAATGATAAGGATGTAGCCGACATCTACAACGGCCTGATCAAGAACATCGAGGTTCAGTCATCGGCTGAGAATGCCTACGACACGGCCTTTCAGTGGGCTTGCGGCGGCGGCTATGGCGTACTTCGCGTCATCGCCGACTATGAGCCGGGAGATAGCTTCGACCAACGCCTGATCATCAAGAATGTCATGGACCCGATGACGGTGTTCTGTGACCCATCGGCACGCGAGTTCGACCGATCCGATGCGCGGTATTGGTTCATTACTGAACTGATTCCAAAGTCTGAGTTCAAGAAAAGGTGGCCCAAGGTTGACCCTATCGACTTCGATGTAACCAACGCGACGGATCAATACGACCGCGAATGGTTCAATGAGGATGAAGTTCGCATCGCCGAGTATTGGTATACGGAGCCTGAGACAAAGACGATCTACATGCTGTCGGATGGCAGCGTGGTGAATGCTGATGAGTTCGACCTGATCAAGGACGAGATGGCCAGCCCCCCCATTGATCCGCAGACCGGTCAGCCTCAGTGGCAACCCGTCACGATCAAGACGGACGCGAAGGGTCAGCCGATGATCCGTGAGGTGGAGACGAATTGCGTCTATTCCTGCCTCGTCTATGGCGCCGGAAAGCTAGAAGAGCCGACCAAATGGGGCGGCACGATGATCCCGATTGTCCCGCAGTGGGGCGATTTAGTGACCATTGAAGGCAAGCAGATCTATAGCGGCATGACCCGTTTCGGTCGTGACTCGCAGATGATCCACAACTTCGAGATGTCCACGCTGGTTGAGGTGGTCGCCAAGCTTCCGAATAGCCCCATGAAGGCCACGCCGGCCATGATTAAGGGGCTGGAAAGCTACTACGAGCGCATGGGCTATGACGATCCTCCGGTGCTCCTGTACAACCATGATCCGATGGCTCCTGGCGCATCTCCGAGCCGTGAACCTATGGCGCAGATGCCGACGGCCTTGGTTGGACTGGCCAACATTGCGGGCGATGAGCTAAAGGCCACGCTTGGCGTCTACGATGCGTCCTTAGGCGCTCAGTCTAATGAGACATCGGGCCGAGCCATCATGGCCCGAAACAATCAGGCAGACACGGCGAACTTCGTCTACATCGACAATCAGGTGAAAGCGCTCAAGCGGTTGGGCGAGATTCTCGTTGACGCCATCCCCCACTATTACGACGCCGAACGGACGATTCGCATTCTTGGCGAGGACATGGCCGAGACGTATGTAAAGATCAATCACCCTGTCATTGGTGAGGATGGTCAGATTCACGTTGAGAACGATCTAACTCGCGGTAAGTTCGATGTGGTTTGCACGGTTGGCAAGGCTTACGACACGGCTCGCATGGAGTTGGCCGACCTTGGGCAGACCTTGGCTCAGACGCCCGGTCCGATTGGTGCTATTGGTCAATTCCTACTGTTCAAGTCGCTGGATGTACCGGGCATCGATATGTATGTCCAGGCCGTGCGCCAGCAGCTTGTTAATGCGGGCATCCTGCCTCCGGGTGAGGGTGATCAGCCGCCTCCGCCTCCGCAACCCGATCCGGTCAAGATGGCTCAGGCGCAGCACCACATCGGACAAGCCGCGCTTGCTCAGGCTCGCGCTCAGGATATCCAGGCTAAGCAGCAGTCGGAAATCCAGAAGAACGAGGCCGACGCTGCTGAGAAGATCAGTCAGATTCCGGGGCATGAGGCAGACGGTCATCAGACGATGATCCAGAACGCCCAGGCATTGCAGCCCATGGCCCCGGCTCAGCCCATCGGCACCGTTGTTCCACGTGAAACACCTTTGCAGGTCAACACTGGCGACTATCAAGGAGGGTTTTAAATGGAAAAGAAGCTACTAACAGCCAATGAAATAGCTGATCTAGCCTTGGAGCGATTGAGGTCCGGTGACGTTCCTCCAGCATGGCTAGACGAAATCATCCGGGAAGAATTCAAAAGGATTTATAAAAGTGAAGATGTAAAGGCTGCTTGACTCCAAACCCAAAAGGCATAATATGACTACCGAAACCAACGGAGCACCGACTCCGGAAGCTGTTCCGCAGCTGAAATCAACCGACACGAGTTACAAGGCGACTTTGGTTGTACCGGAAGCTAAGCCTGAAAAGGTCGCGCCAAAGTTCGAAAAGGAGCCTGTAGCAGCCGCAGAACCTGCGGTCCCCGTGGAAGGGGAGAAAGACGACGCACCAGACGCGGCCTCCCAGCAGCAGCGCAATGAAAAGCGCCTGCCTCGCTGGATGAAGGAAAGACTGGAACGGGAACGGCAAGTGACCGAAGCCAGGACCCGTGAGGCTATGCTCCGCGAGTTCCAGCAGTCCCAGCCAAGGACCGAGCCGGTTAAGCCGGAAGCTCCCAAGCTCAAGACTCTGGAGGACTTCGACTTCGATAGTGGTAAGTACACTGATTACCTTGTTGAAGAGAAGCTCAAACAGCGCGAAGCCGCCGCACGCGAAGCCGAGATAAACCGGAAACGTGCCGAAGAAGCCCGGAGTTTCAAAGCCCGCGTGGACTCCTTTGAGGAGCGTGCAGGCGATGGCGCTTGGCAGGACATCATCGATTCCCCGATCAATACGGATGAGACATTCAAGCCGCTCACCGATTTGTTCATGGGAGACGAGCATGACCTCGATATCGCTTATCACCTTGCGATGAACCCTAAGGAAGCCGAGCGAATCCGCGATCTGCCACGACTTCAGCAGGTACGCGAAATCGCAAAGTTGGCCGAGAAATTTGAGGGAGGAACGCAGACCGAAGCAGCGAACGCTCCTGCCACCGCGCCTGCGCCCTTGCCGAAACGTACGACGTCCGCCCCTCCGCCTCCCAAGACGATCAGCGGCTCAGGCAAGCCATCGGTTGATATCAACGATCCGAACCTGAGCACCGCAGAACGTATTGCAGCATGGCGTAAGGCGGGTAGGCGCTAAGCCTCGCCCTTGGGGTGGTGGCTAGCGATTCCACCACCTTCCAAGGAACCGATATGGCTAACCAGCTGCTTACTACCGATATGATTGCTGACCGCGCTCTGATGCGCTTCAGCGAAGCCCTTTCTTTCATCAAGACCATTCCGCGCACCTACGATTCGTCGTTTAAGGAAGGAGCACCCGCCATTGGCGATACCCTGCGTGTCCCGGTGCCGCAACATGCGGTGATTACCTCCGGTCGCGTGGCTCAGCCCGCGCCGTTGCAGACCATCATCCGCGAAGTGAAGATCATCGATCAGTTGAACTTCTCGGTTCAGTACACCTCGGCGGAACTTGCCCTCGACATCGAAGAGTTCGACCGTCGCTATCTGTCGCAGCAGGTCGCCGACTTGGCTGTGACTGTTGAGGCCAAGGTCCAGCAGCTGGCTTTCGACTCGATCCCCAATCAGACGGGTGTCGGTTCGGCGCAGTGGACCCAGCTGGCCTACGCCAACATCGCCCGCAAGCTCATCATGGATAATGGCGCAGGGCCGTCCACCATGAAGATGTTGACCAACTCGTCGGCTGAAACCACCATCGTTCCGGCGCTGGCTGGCCTGTTCAACTCGCAGAAACAGTTGGATGTGCAGTACGAAGATGGCGTCATGGGTCGCGCTTCCGGTTTCGACTGGAATAGCTCGACGGTCTCCCCGATCCATGTCAACGGCGCGGGTGCCAACTATCAGGTCAATGGTGCGACTGAGAGCGGTTCGTCCATCACCCTCAAGACCGGTACGGGCGCTATCACGAAAGGCTCGATCATCACCTTCGCTGGCGCGGTGGCCGTCCATCCGCAGACCAAGGCAAGCCTCGGCTATCTGCGCCAGTTCGTCGTGACGGCTGACTTCCCGGGTGGCGCTGGTGATATCCAGATTTACCCGGCGCTGACTGTGAGCGGCTCTGAGCAGAACGTGACGGGCTATCCGACCAACTCCGGCGCGGTGACGATTCTTGAAGCGGCTGGCGCGACCTACGGTGCATCCATGGCCTATCGCCCAGAAGCCTTCGCGTTCGTAACCGTCGATCTGCCGGAACTGTCGGGCTGGAAAACCTCGCGTCGCCAGTTCGAGGGCGTCTCGATGCGCGTGACCGAGGGTTCCAGCCTGGTGAACGACATGAACCTGACCCGCTTCGACATCATGTATGGCTTTGGCGCGCTCCGTCCCGAATGGGCGGCTCGTATCGCTAACGACCCGTCCGACCTCACCCCGGCCTAAGGAGAATCTAGATGGCTGCTCCCGTTATCACTAATCCCAATGTTGCTGACCGTTCGCTTTCCACGTGGTGGACTGCGCCGATTGGCGTGGGCACTGTTGATTCCAACCCCGTGTTTCTGAGTGACCTGCCTACTTCTGATCCTGGCATTCCTGGTGCCTTGTTCATTGGAGATAATGGTGTTGTTACTCAGAGCCCGGCGACGTGATTGGAAGGGGCCTTCTGGCCCCTTTCTCCATAGGAGACACATATGACTTCCCTCGCAACTCAGCTTTATGCCTCGCAGAACAACGGTGGCAGGGCATCGGTGACGATTCAGGACATCGGTAATCTTGTCGGTGGTTCGACCGTGCCGAATGCCACCACTTCCACAGCAGGTATCGTGAAAGAGGCTACTGCCGTAGCCAATTGCACGGTTGCTGCTGATGGTACGAGCGCTGGTACGCAGCTTAATGCGTTGCTTGCGGCCCTTCGTACCGCTGGTGTTCTCTCGGCCACCTAATGATGAAAGTCGAAAACCTCA